GATATCACAAATATATTAGCACCTTTTATGATGTAACGAATAATTTTAAGAAATTCATCTGTCCCAAATCCATCAAGAGAGGAATCAAATACCTCATCCATAATTAGTAGATTTGTATTTACTGAGTTCTTGACTCTTGCAACTTCTCTCCACGTAAACAAGAGTGCTAGGTCAATTCTCATCTTTTCACCTTCACTAAAGGATGCATAAGAGAAGTCTTCATGAATAGGAGATTTTACAGTCTCTCTAAACTCTTCATCTAAAGTAAAATTGATATAAAAATCCATCAATTGCAGGTATCGATTTACCTGTTGATTGATAAATGGTAGATATTTTTTTATAATTTTTGTTTTTACACCATCATCTTTGAGTAGGGAATATGCAAAGTCGTGGTGATTTATATCTTCTCGATGAACTGAAAGTTCATCAATTGTATTTTTAAGATTATCCTTAAACTCTTTTAGTTTTTCATGTTCAGTATTTCTGTTTTTAAATTGCTCGGTAGTAATTTGAATTTCTGATTCAAGATCTCTGATTTGTCTTTGGTTAAAAGAGATGCGAGTGTTATTTTGAGAAATGTCATTATTGAGTTTAGTAATCTCCTTTGATAATTTTTGAAACTGACGTTCTCGGTCTTGCTCTTTTTTGATGGTCTCTTCAAGGTCTTTATAACCTTTCTTAAGTTCCTTAGCTTTAGTTTGAACGTCAGTAATTCTATTTAAACGAAACTCTTCCTCTATTGGTTGAGTACATGTAGGGCATGATACATTATCTTTAAAGAACTTATGTTCTTTAGTAAGGGTTGTTACTTTATTGGATAATTTACCCTTTAAATTGTTAAGCTTTAGTAACTTTTTTCCTGCACCTGTAACCTTTTCTTGATCCTCTATGAGACCAGTTACCTCAAGTTCTAACTCCTCATTAGTCGTAACATAATTATCAGTTTCAGTGATTAAAGTATTAATTTTATCTTTACTAATTGTAATATCACTCTTACCCCTATCCTCCAATTCTTTGATAAAATTCTTTTGCATTGTCATTTTATCTTTTAGATTATCTTTTTTAAGATCAAGAGATCTTACCTTTTCTTTTTTCTCTCTAATTTGATCTTTAATTAACTGATTCATTGCAGAGAAAATACGTATATCTAAGAGATCCTCTATCACATCTCTCCGATTTGACCCACTTAACTGCATAAATGGAACAAACGTACTACTACCCAATATTACAATCTGTGTAAATGATTTATAATTTACCTTTAGAATACTTTCCTCTAATATTTTTTGATTAGATCGATCATCTGCCTGTCGATTCATTAGGTTACCATTGATTTCAATATCAAAGATATTTGGTTTCATTCCTCGACGAACAACATAGTCTCTATTATTGACAGAAAAGTCTAATTCAACTAGACAATCTCTTTCATTTGCACTGTTCATCAACTGTGATTTGTTTATCTTACGAAAAGGTTTATTAAATAAAGCAAATGTTAGAGCATCCAACATTGTAGACTTACCAGAACCATTTGTGCCAATTATTAAGTTTGTATTTTTTTCTAAAAAATTAATTTCATTCCAGTGATCACCAGTTGAAAGAAAATTTTTCCATTTTATAGTTTTAAAAGTTATCATTTTTTGGGTGGAATAACAATGTCATTAGGTGTAATTACTGCATACTTGTAATTGTTCATTTTACATGTTTTTAATGCAAGATCATCATCAATTTCAACAACGACCATTTCTTTTTGTTCATCTTCTTCTAACATCATAGCATATCGAGTCGCATCATCTTCATCCTCAAATAAAAACAAAACAAGATTTCCACGCCGATCATCTACAGCGTATACTCCCTCATCTCTTTTATTTTTGAGTGTTAAGAGATACATTACTCTACCTCGCAAGCTTGTCGATAAAGATCTTGAAAAATATTTTTGATAATATTCTTATCAAACTCAATATCAGATTCATCAATATAACGATTTAATATTGAAATTGTACTTTCCTCTTCCTCTATTTCAAAATTCTCACCCTCCTCGATTGCAAAATTTTCAATTATTTTTAAATCTTTAATTCCAGAAGAGTAAAGTTTGTCTACAAATTTTTCAAAGTTTTTAGGATCAGATTTTTTACGAACGATCAATTTAACAATTTTATTTTTATATTCAGTCGTATTAAATAATTTATAATTACTATCTTCATAATATACGTTATAGAATAATTTATAAGGATTGTTAACTGGAGTATGAGTGAGGTCATCCGTATCAAAGATATGAAATCCTCTTGTATCATTTACATCATTCCAATACATCTCATATGGATTACCTAAGTAATGTATCTTTCCGTTAGTTGATCTTGTATGAAAATGTCCAGAATAAACTACATCAAACTTATTGAATATATCAATATCCATTCCATTCTCCATCATATGACCACGAGTAGCTCTAAATCCGTTCAGTTCAAGATGACCCATTGCCACCTTACTTTTGGTTTCATTGATTAGATTAGTCGTATGCTCATAATTTTCAGAATTAATCCAAGGTAATAATAATATATCTAATCCATTTAAATTGATTTCAGTTGCTTTTGAAAAAGTTGATATATTTGAATAATCATTTAACAAAAGTTCTGGTGAATTTACATAATTAGTATTTTTGTAATAACAATCATGATTACCAGTAATTGCATAGACCTTATACTTTCTCATTGGATCAAAAACAACTTTCTTTGACCACTCCAAACTCTGATAATCGATTGATTTACGACTATCAAATATGTCTCCCATATGAATTATGGTATCTACACCCTCTTTTTCCAAAGTAGGAAAAAATACATTATCATAAAATAACTGAAAATATTGATGAAGAGATGTGGATCCCTTACGTGCACCGTAATGAGTATCTGTAATTATGGCAACTTTCATCGATTATTATTACGATATTGAATATTATCTTTAATAGTATTGAAATCGGAACTACTTCCTGACATTGCATTATCATCTACTGCCATAACTTCATCAAATCCACTTCTTTCAATAATCTTTGTTTTAATATCTAATTGTTTCTTTTCTTTTTGAATCCTTCTAAGAAAAGCATAGTGTATAACCTGTGTAAAATAAGCAAAAGGATTTTTAGACTTCTCAGGATCAAAATTATGTATATACTGCACACAATTTTCAATTCCATCAGATATCATATCCTCACGGAACATATAATTAACAAAGTTCGGTTTATACGACAAGTGTGTTGCGATCTTTAAGAAACAGGAACCAAGGTAGTTTGAAATGGGGGGTTTACCCTCCCATGGTCCTGACTTAGGTGGATCTTGATCATATTTCTTAATATATTCACTCTTAGCAATTAAAACCTTTGATCTATAAATTGTTATTGCTTGAAGTAATTCCTTGTTATTTACATAGTGTTCTGACTTTTTTCTGGGCATAACAAATTATTGTTTTCATATGAATATTATAACATATTTTGGATACTTGACAAGTAGTGTAAATATGTGTACAATAACCTTTGTAAGGTTTGGAAGGGATATAATATAGTTAAGTTTCTTTATTAAGTTTAAAGACTTTCTCTAGATTCTTACGAGCTTCTTCAACCGAAGAAATGTAACCCATTTCATAATTTGGTTTCATTAAACCATTTTCTTTGTAAACAGGTTCCTCATCATTAATGTAGTGGTTATATAAATTAATTAATTTTTTATCATTCGATTCTGTCATAGTGATGACTTTATCAAGTCTTATTATAAAAATATCCTCATCAGGTAATTCCATCCAAGGTTTGACTTTAACAAAAGTTCCACCTGGACTTACAACTGACCACATGATAACAGGATTTTGAAGGACAATCACAGTATCATCATCATTTTCATTATCCACAACGATAAGTGAGAAAATTTCTTCTCCTGAAACTAACTTGAGTATTGCGTAAAATTCTTCTCCCATTATTTTTTAAGTGGTATGTTGACTATATCATAATCAAAATTCTCTTCATTATAAATTTTTATTCTTTCAATTAAGTGGTTTAGAGTATAATTTTTTCGAGATTTATAACTAATGTCATCAGCAATGTCGTAAAGAGTTGCTCTCGTCTTCTGGTTTCCTTTTCTTAGAACTCTTCCGATTGACTGTAAATTACGTATTCTTGATTTTGAGGGGGATGCAAAAATTATATTGTGTAAATTTTTGATATTAATCCCAGTGGAAAAAGTCCCGTACGAGGCAACGATAATAGCATCATTCTCTTTTTCAGTGATTTCTCGAACTTTTTCCCTGTCCTCGGTTTCCACTCCACCATGAATAAAAAAGACATTTCGATTTTCAATAATGTTGTTACTATTTATCAAATTGTAAAGAGGTTCTCCATGTTTTTCAACTCTTGCAAACAGTATCAAAGTATTGCCTTTGAGATCGAGTGCAAGGTTTTTAATGAAGTTATTCCGTTTTCCATGTCCAATTATATACTGAACTTCTTCCTCAAAATTTTCAAATTTATTCGGTGGGTGTTTCAACAAAAGCACGTTGATATCTAGTTTTGCAAGGTGCCCTTTCTTCATGAGCTCGTCAGTTTTAATGATCTTATAGGAAGGTCCGAACAATCCCTCAAGAACCCATTTATGAGTCTCACTTCCGTCTAATGTGCCTGTAAATCCAAATCGATACTTTGCACTGTCAAGTTTTGACATTATAGATATTAATGACTTTGATTTAAACTGGTGCGCCTCATCCCCAATTACCACAGAGAATCTCTCAAAATACTTTCTGGGGAGTTTGTAGATTGATTGCCAAGTCGTAATGATAACTTGAGAGTCCGTCTCTCTTTCCTTACCTGCGTATACCTTATGGCAAAATGAACCCACATTCCAACCATAGTCTTCAAAATCTTTATACATCTGTTCTACTAACGATGTCGTCGGAACAACTATCAGAATATTTTTCTTATTTTCAACATAATATCGAACAATCGAATATATCATCAACGATTTACCCGAAGCAGTTGGAGATATCAATAATTTTCTATTATGTTTTAAAGCGTCGTATACTCCCTCGATTTGATAATCTCTAGGTTTAAATTTAGATATTGCATGCATATAGTCTTTGACACCCTCAGATGATATAAAATCATTGACCTCAAAGGGTAGTCCATAGTATTCACTATCAATAAACTCATAAGTGTAACTATGATCTTTACAGAATTGTATAATTCGATCTAATAATCCAACGTATATTTCTCCCTTCTGCGTATTAAAAAGTCTTATCTTACCGTCCCAATATTTCTTCTTATATGCTGGTGAAAATTTTGCATTTGGAATATCAAAGGTGAATTGATCCGACAACTCATAATAGATATGAGGTTCCGCATTTATTTTTAGATAGACCTCATTCTTCTTTGATATAATCAAATGTGACATAAAATATGCTCATCTGATTTTATTTAGTTATGTAAATCCAGACTGAAAACGATGCCACTCAATTGCATTTTTAATCTGATAAGTGCGATTTGATATGATGCGTATTATTTCTTCCAGAAACTTAAGAGTTGTGTCGTAGTATCTTATCTTTAAATCTATTTTAGTTAACCTCTCATCGGCATCTAGGTGCCTCTGTATGGCATCCTTTTCTCTAACCTTATACGGAAATGGTTCTTCTTCATAAACTTTAGGATCTGCCTTTCCTGTGTAGTAATTATATCTTTCTAATTTAATCTTTGCTTTTTGATCTTTTGCTTTCTCGCGCATCAAAGTAATGGTATTATAAACAGTATAATACTTTGCGTGTAACTGAGGTATTTTTAGTGACTCATCATGTAGGTTATCAGGATCAATGGTTGCATCACGCTCCCACATCTCCTGAATTTCATCAAGATTCATAAAGGAGTTCTTCCGTCGGGTTTAACTATATTATACACTGTATATCGAAAAATTGCATCTGCTGTAAAGTAATTGACATCTGTGTCTGTTGCTTCAAATTCGAGAGAGGATAAACTGATTGGAAATAGATCAAAGAACTTAACGATTGCTGTTGTATTGAAATTACTATTCAGTATGTGTAGATTACCATCACTAAAAATTATTTCTCTATCTCTCTGTCCATCTTCATTTGTTGTTGCCTTTTTAAATTGTTCTGTTGTTTCTGGATATCCAAGTCCTGTCAACCAATTATGTATTGACATGTAGTTTTCCATATTCTCATCAACCAAGAATCGAAGAGAAAATTCACCATACTGTAACTTATCACCAGGTATATCAATATCTTTTAGGTAACTTGGTTGTAATGCTGTACCAAGAGATATCTCAGGAATACGACTTGAGTTTGAGAAGAATGTTACCTTTGGTGTTTTTGATAATGTAAATCTAAATCCAATTGGAGATAAAAAATTACGATTTTCAATTTGATTGGAATAAATTCTTGCCATTATTCACTTACCACTATTGCATTTTTCCACCAAGCAGGTTGGTATGTATAAGTTTTATCACCTATGGTACGAGTTTCAGTTGTTGCTTTTTGAGCATTTGCATCCGATTCATTTACATATACTTTACGATCTTCATAGACATTAGTCCATTTATTATCTCCAGCATAATATTCAGCACCACTTGTTGGCACTGCATTTCCCAAAACACTTGTTTTTTTGATATGATAAGGCATTATTAGTTCTCCTTTTTATTAAAACTTGGCAATTGACCTTGACTTTTATTTAATTTAACTGATTGATGTTTGTTGAATATGGGTGTAGATTTTTTTACTGAATCCTTCACCTTTTCCCTAGTTGATTCTAATTCACTTTTTGCTTTAATTTTTTGTGTTTCAAATCTTTTTTTGGCGGTTTCAGACCTGTCCTCTTTTGATTTTTCATCAGCAGAGTCTACATCCTCCATAAATTTGCGAAAATGTTTCATCAGTTTTTTAACTATTTAGAATCTTTTTCAAGATGCTTAATTCGTTTTTTAATAATTTTTGCGTAAGTTACTTCTGCTTCTGAGTAATATTCTGGACAACATTTTGCAATTTTAATTATTTTTTTAGCTGCTTTCTTATCCTTCATGTGAATATTTATACACAAAAAAAGAGGGTTTGCAACCCTCTTGTTATTAAGAAAATATGCAAAAGTTTTTAAATCCCTTCTTTATCAAGTATGAGTTCATAAGGTTCTTCCTCATTTTCAAGTTGGTTCATACACCATACTTCAAGATTAAAATCACTTATGGTTTTACGAGGAATTTTGTCTTTTTGCATAAATTCTTCTACGGGCATGAGAACATTATCTCTTATAGTGTTATATACTTTATTATATTCAGTAACAAAGTTATCTCTTGATTTTACAATCTCTGGAGCTTTGTTTGATTGCTTTTCATTATATAATATAACTTTTACTTTTTTAGGAACTTTTCTTTTTTCCACTGCCTTGTTTTCCTTTTCACATACCGTCATTAAACATCTCCTTACAACATCAGTTATATGATAAGCATTATTACTAATCATATAAGTACGATAAACAGTGTCATCAGTTTCCTTGTTGTTTTCTAACCAATCAGCATCATTTTTAATAAAATTTTCAAGATCTTCTACATTGTTGTTTATAGTAGGAGTTCCAGAAACTGTATTTGCATCATTAAGAGAATGAAGAACGTTGTTTACAATCCTGGTTATTGTACGTTGATCATCTGGATAACGATCATAT